GCGCAGAGATGTGGGGCGCGATGCGGGATTGGCTCAGGACGGGTCACATCCCATCGGATAGGTTCCTGAAGACAGACCTCATCAGCCCGCGCACTAAGCCTGACAGCAGGGGGACGCTGTTCCTAGAAAGCAAGAAAGATATGAAGTCACGCGGGCTGGCCTCGCCAGACGCAGCAGACGCCATAGCGGTCACGTTCGCGTTTCCTGTAGCATCTACTGATCCGCGTCTGACACGCGTTGACAAGCATCGCACAAGAGGCTATTCTCCCGCAGGAATATCTACATCGTGGATGGGCAGTTAATGGCTGACAAGAAGAAATCAGTGTCGCTATCCGTTGGCAGAGGCGAGAAACTGCCTGTGTCAAAGGGCGCGGGTCTGACAGCCGCTGGCAGAGCCAAGTATAATGCTGCTACAGGTAGTAACTTAAAGGCGCCTGCGCCCAGCCCGAAAACAAAGGCTGACGCAGGACGCAAAGCGTCATTCTGCGCGCGCATGGGCGCAGTAGCTGCTAAGGCAAAAGACGGCGAGCGTGCCAAAGCTAGTTTGAAAAGGTGGAAATGCTCATGAAGCCCGGATTGTATGCAAACATCCACGCTAAGAAAGCCCGCATAGCTGCTGGTTCTGGCGAGAAAATGCGTAAACCGGGTGCTAAAGGCGCACCTACAGCAAAAGATTTCAAAGAAAGCGCCAAGACGGCCAAGCCAACTAAGAAGGGTAAGTAAATGCCAGCCAATAAATATACGCGCGCGCTGTACAAAACCGGCACTGTAGCTTCTGAGAAGGCTGCCATTGCTAACCGCGACCCAGCCCGCAAGGCTGCTGCCGAGAAGGTTTTGTCGCGCGAAGGCACAACAAGCCCAGCCGGCGGACGCGCAGTTAAGATGCCACCCAAACCTACCGCGCCAAAGATGCAAAAGACCATCAGCTTGACTACAAACATGAAGTCTTCGCCAATGGGTAAAAAGCGTTAATCATGCCCCTTAGTAAGTCACCCAGCAAAGCTGCGTTTCGCAAGAACATCAAAGCAGAAGTAAATGCGGGTAAACCTGTGAAACAAGCCGTCGCCATCGCTTACAGCGTAAAGCGCGCCGCCAGCAAAGGCAAGAAATAATCTATGGCCGACCCCACAGGCATTGAAGCGGCAGGTAAAGTCGCCAACGTAGGATCGAACGCGCCTAAGACAACGCGCGACGATCACGATAAGATGGCTACCATGCGTAGCCGTCTTACGATGGCGCAGGCTGCGTATTCAGACAGCCGTGAGGACGAACTAGACGATCTACGCTTTATGGCCGGCAGCCCTGACAACCAGTGGCAGTGGCCCGCTGACGTATTGTCAACACGCGGCAGCGTGCAAGGACAGGCTATCAACGCACGTCCATGCCTGACAATCAACAAGCTACCACAGCACGTCCGTCAGGTGACGAACGAGCAACGTCAGAACCGTCCAAACGGTAAAGTAATACCCGCGGATGACAACGCTGACGTACAGGTTGCTGAAATATTCAACGGTGTGGTCCGCCACATTGAGTATATGTCAGATGCTGACGTTGCATATGACACAGCCTGCGACAACCAAGTCACCTACGGCGAAGGTTACATCCGTCTGCTGACTGAGTATTGCAACGACGATACGTTTGACCAAGACATTAAGATTGGCCGTGTCCGTAACGCATTTAGCGTTTACATGGACCCCACCATCCAAGACCCATGCGGCTCAGATGCTGAATGGTGCTTTATCACCGAAGATATACTAAAATCCGAATATGAGCGTTTGTTCCCTGACGCATCGCCAATCAGCACATTATATAGCCAAGGCGTCGGTGATCAGGGCATTTCGTCGTGGCTGCAAGAAGATACGATCCGCATTGCGGAGTATTTTTACAACGTTTACGAGCCTGAAACGCTGCATCTGTACCCAAATAACCAGACTGCCAAGGCTAATTCGCCAGAAGACAAGCAGCTTAAAGAAATGTACGGCAAACCGCTTCGCACACGCAAAGTGGACCGAAAAAAAGTCATGTGGATGAAGACCAATGGCTATGACATTCTTGATGAACGCGAGTGGTCGGGCAAATATATTCCTGTCGTGCGCGTAATTGGCAACGAATGGGAAGTTGACGGCCAAATATACATCTCTGGGCTTGTGCGTAACGCCAAAGATGCCCAGCGTATGTACAACTACTGGACCAGCCAAGAGGCAGAAATGCTTGCATTGGCGCCTAAAGCGCCATTTATCGGTTACGGCGGCCAGTTTGAAGGCTACGAAAACCAGTGGAAGACTGCCAACACGACCAACTGGCCGTATTTGGAAGTCAATCCAGACGTTACAGACGGCGCTGGCGGTGTTCTACCGCTGCCTATGCGCGCACAGCCACCTTTGCCCCAAACAGGTCTGATACAGGCTAAAATGGGCGCTGGCGAGGACATCAAGGCCACAACCGGCCAGTATGATGCGTCGCTGGGCCAACAAGGCAACGAACGGTCTGCAAAAGCTATCGTCGCACGCGAAAAGCAGGGCGATGTTGGCACGTATCACTACGTTGACAACCTTGCGCGGGCCATTCGCTACATTACGCGCCAAATTGTCGATATGATCCCTAAAATCTACGACACACAGCGCATTGCACGCATCATTGGTGCTGATGGCGAAGTCAGCATGGTCAAGATGGACCCGTCGCAGGAAGAACCAGTGCGTGAAGTGCGCGATGCTGAAACCGGCGGTCTAATCGAAAAGATTTACAACCCCGGCGTTGGTACATACGACGTTATGGTCACTACTGGCCCCGGCTACATGACCAAGCGTCAAGAAGCACTTGATGCCATGAGCCAGATTCTGCAATCCAACCCACAACTTTGGGCTGTTGCAGGCGATTTGTTCATTAAGAACATGGATTGGCCCGGCGCGCAAGAAATGGCCGAGCGGTTCAAGAAAATCCTTGATCCCAAGGTGCTTGCTACAGGCGATGAGTCACCTGAAATGGCCGCAGCGCAGCAGCAGATGGAAGTCATGGCTGAAGAACTCAACCGCATGGTCGATATTATCGAAGGCGTGCAGGCTGACGTTGCGAAACGCGAAGTAGACATCAAGGAATACAAGGCACAGGTAGACGCCTACGATGCGGAAACAAAACGTATCAGTGCGATGCAAGCAGGGATGACAGAAGAGCAAATTCAGGATATTGTCATGGGGACGATTGCAGGCGCGTTAGATACAGGTGATTTGATTAGCGGATCACCAGAAATGCGTGAGCAGCCTCAAATGGACGAAGAAATGCCTCAACAGCAACCAATGCAAGATATGGGTGGTATGCCTGAGATGCCGCCTGAAGGAATGATGGAATGACCGTAAGCCTCAAACATACCTTTCAGTCTGCCAAAACTGACAGTCTTGACACGTCACTTGTTCAGCCGTCCAACTGGAACGAAGAGCATGAGTTGGAACTCGCCACCGATAAGCTGCTAGGCCGCGCTACCGCTGGCACAGGCGCTGCCGAAGAAATTGGTATAGGCGCTGCCTTGTCAATATCAGGCGGCACGCTAGCGGTTACTAACGTACCTGTCGCAAACGGCGGTACAGGCGCATCAACGCTTACTGGTGTAGTTAAAGGCAACGGCACGTCGCCTATGACCGCCGGCACTGTCTCACTTACATCTGAAGTGTCTGGAGTTTTGGCGGCTGCAAACGGCGGCACAGGGCTAAGCGCGCCCGGCACAGCGGGTAATCTGCTGATAAGTAACGGTACATCGTGGACTAGTGCAACTTTTGGTGGTTCTGAAATTTTACGGGTAGCGCGTACTAGCAATACGCAAATTGGCGCATCCAATCGTTCAAACTTAATTGATATTACATCAGGCACTTTTACACAAACTTTTGTGGCTGCGGCAACATTAACTAGTGGCTGGTTTTGCTATATCCGTAATAGTGGTACCGGCGACATTACGTTAGACCCTAATGGCTCTGAAACTATTGATGGGCTGACAACTTATATTATGTATCCGGGCGAAGTGCGTCTAGTTCAGTGCGATGGCACTGCACTCAGAACAATAGTTCTAAGTGCTTTTTACAGCGTATTTACTGCTTCAGGCACCTTTACTAAACCGCCGGGCTATGCCGGATTTACTGGGCTGCTTTGGGGCGGCGGCGGCAGCGGCTGCGGCGGCGGCTCCAGCGTTTTCCCCGGCGGCGGCGGCGGCGCCTGCAATATTTTTTCGGTAAATAGCGCATTTTTGTCGGCGTCTTGCACTGTGACCATAGGTGCTGGCGGAGCAGCTTCTAGCAGCGCGGGGCTTGTAGGCGGAAATTCATCTTTTGACGGTAAATTTTTTGCTTATGGCGGTGGCGGCGCTACCAGTACTTCAGGCGCCGCCCCCGGCGGCGGCGGCGGCGGCACTTTAAGCGCGGGGGCTAACAACGGCAATGGCGGCAATCCGGGCGGCGGCAATGGCGCTCTTGTCGGCAATAGTGGTTTCGGCGGCGCAACCGGATCAAATGGCGCTGCGACAACTTCTTTTGCTGGTGGCGCTTCTGGCGGAGGGACTGCGGGCAACACCGACTCCAAAGTCGGCGGGGATAGTGTTTTTGGCGGCGCCGGCGGCGGGTCCATAAGTGTGTTTGGGTCCGCTAAGGCTGGCGGCACGTCTGTCTATGGCGGCAACGGGGGTGCATCGGGTGGCACGACGGGCGTAGCTGGCAGCGCGCCGGGCGGCGGCGGCGGCGGCGCGGGTGATACCAGCGGGGGTCCCTTTATTAGTGGTGCGGGCGCGCGCGGTGAATTGCGTATCTGGGGTATTGTCTAATGAGAGCGCACATTGTCGAAAACGGTGTTGTTGTAAACACTATTGAAGTTGATAGCTTGGATGTAATACCGGGCTTAATTGATGGCGATATTGGTGGAATCGGTTGGCTATGGGATGGAGAAAATCTTACCCCACCAGCACCAGACACCGAAGCGCAGTGGGCTGCCATTCGGGCTGAACGTAACAAACTGCTGGTTGCTTCGGATTGGACGCAGCTACCTGACGCACCTGTAGACGCTGCTGTATGGGCTACATACCGCCAAGCCTTGCGCGACGTAACGACTCAATCTGATCCGTTTGCTATCGTCTGGCCTGAAAGCCCAACATCATGAAATGCGCTGATTTCGTAGGCACACTGTTTCTTGCGCGCGATGTAGCCCATTCGACGCACCTGAACACACGCAGCTTTGCCAAGCACTCTGCCTTGAACACTTTTTACGATGAAGTGATTGAACTGGCTGACAAGTTTGCAGAAGCCTACCAAGGCAAATACGGCCTTATCGGCCCCATTTCGCTTATGTCAGCTAAGAAGACAAACAACATTGTCGCGTTTCTTGAAGGTCAGGTAGACGAACTTGAGGAAATGCGGTATAAAGTCGTTGATAAGGATTGCACTCCAATCCAAAACATTATCGACGAGATTTTTGGGTTGTATTACTCAACCTTGTACAAACTTAAATTTCTCGCATAAGGACGCGACATATGGAAATTTTACGCCCTCTTAACGACCCTGCCTTTGGTACGCAAAGCGTAGCTTACACTGGAACTGCTGGTTCTGTAACTGGTTGGAACTCTGGCCCGCAAGCCGTGCTGGTATGGTGTACATCTGACGCGTACATCCGCGTCGGTAACAGCGCCACAGCTACATCGGCTGACACACCGCTGCCTGCCAACACACCTGTACCAGTTTATGTCCCGCAGCCTAGCGACGCAGGCGGCAACGGTGGTACATGGCGCGTCAGCGCAATCCAGATCAGCGCCGGCGGCACAATGTACGCAAAGCCGATTAACATCAGATGAGTTTTGGCATCCCCGTCCGTAATGGTGTAGGTATAGGCTTAAAAGCCTCTACTTCTGTGGCTACGCGCAGCGGACCGGGCGGGGCGGTACCCGGCGCGCCCACCAGCGTGTCCGCTACATCCTCTACGGCGACCACAGCTTCTGTATCGTTTACTGCACCTGTCAACCCCGGTGTACCGCCAATTATTACAGGGTATACGGTCACTTCAAGTCCGGGAGGCATTACAGCTACTGGTTCATCTTCACCGATAACGGTAACTGGGCTGACCACAGGCGTCGCATATACCTTTACAGTTACAGCTACTAATGCTTCTGGCACTGGGCCAGCAAGCGCGCCGTCTAACAGCGTTACGCCAGTAGCCCCTAGTACTAGCATACTTATTATTGCTGGCGCGGGCGGCGGCGGCGGTGCAGGCGGCGGCGGCGGTGCAGGTGGATACATATCACTTACTAACCAAACACTTACTCCATCTACAACATACAATATTACAGTAGGCGCGGGGGCCGCCGGCGGATTCAACATTGTTACCGCGGGGTCATCAGGCACTAATAGTTCGTTTAGCGGCGTTGCAAACGGTACTGCTACTGGCGGCGGCGGCGGCGGCGCGGCAAACGATCAAAATGGACGCAACGGCGGTTCTGGCGGCGGCGCTAATAGAAACTCTGGCGTTTCTGGTACTGCGGGAACGGGCGTTGCAGGGCAAGGTTTTGCTGGTGGCACCACTGCTTTTGATTTTACAGGTGGCGGCGGCGGCGGCGCCTCTGCTGTCGGGGCCAATTCTACCAGCGGAACTAATCCGGGCGCAGGCGGAAACGGCCTAGCATCGCTAATTACAGGTACATCAATTACGCGCGCGGGCGGCGGCGGCGGCGGTAATACTAATGACTCAACGCTAGCGGCAGGCGGAGCCGGCGGCGGGGGCGGGGGCGGAACTACGGTGACTTCGTCTGTTGCAGGCACTGCTAATACCGGCGGCGGCGGCGGGGGCGGCGGCGCGGCTGGCGGCTATGCCGGCGCGGCGGGCGGTTCAGGAGTAGTAATTTTGTCTGTACCTACGTCTATTTACAGCGGCGTAACAACAGGCTCCCCTACAGTCACAACTTCAGGTGCGCTTACAATTCTTCAATACAACTCGTCGGGAAGCTACAGGGCATGAGCCACTTTGCAAAAGTCATTGATGGCGTTGTCACCGCGGTTCTTGTGATCGAACAGGATGTTATTGACACAGGCGCATTTGGCGACCCTGCGCTATTTGTGCAGACATCGTACAACACGCACGGCGGACAGCATCCTGAAGGGCGCCCGCTGCGTAAAAACTACGCCGGCGTCGGCTACACTTACGACGCAGAGCGCGACGCTTTTATTGCGCCGCAGCCGTTTCCGTCGTGGACGCTTAACGAAGACACCTGTTTATGGACATCCCCAGTTGCAATGCCAGATGACGGCAAAGTCTACTATTGGGACGAAGAAACTCAAGCATATTGTCAAGCCACATAATTTACTGTAGTTTGACCATTAACCGTACTGGTGCGGCACATCAGGAACTCCATAGGAGTTAAACATGGACGAAACAGTCCCCAACGTAGCGGATGCCTCCGCGCCAGAACTCGAAGCCACGGCAGCAATCGAGCCTGTAGAAAACACGACGCCGGAAACGCCTGCTGAACAGGAAGCTAATAAGTCCTTCACACAAGAAGAACTTGACGCAATTGTTGGCAAGCGCCTCGCAAGAGAACAGCGCAAATGGGAGCGCGAACAGGCTCAAAGAGCAGAGGAATTACAGGCCCGCCAACAAGCAGGCTATGATATTACCCCTGATCAATTTGAGACATATGAAGATTACGCAGAGGTTTTGGCCGAACGTAAAGCTGAAGAATTGCTGGCACGGCGAGATACCGCCCGTCAGCAAGCTGAAATGCAGGATGCCTACCATGATCTAGAAGAGGCAGCGCGGGACAAATATGATGACTTTGAACAAGTCGCATACAACCCCAACCTTCCGATTACAGATTTCATGGCGCAAAGCATCCAAGCGTCAGACGCAGGCCCAGACGTTCTATATTATCTCGGCTCTAATCCGAAAGAAGCTGATCGTATCGCCCGTCTAGCGCCAATTTTGCAGGCAAAAGAAATTGGAAAACTTGAGGCTTCATTGTCCTCAAATCCGCCGGTTAAAAGAACTTCAAACGCCCCGGCTCCGATTGCGCCTGTCACAGCACGTTCTACTGGGTCAAACCAGTTTGACACAACTGATCCTCGTTCGACTAAGTCAATGACTACGTCGGAATGGATCGAAGCAGAACGTATGCGGCAGATCAAGAAGTACGAGGCACAACGCAACAGATAATTTGGGATTATTACCATGTCTAACTCGATTTTAACAATTGATATGATCACGCGGAAGGCTCTAGAAATTCTAGAGAATAACCTTGTGCTGACACGTAACGTAAACCGCCAGTACGACGATAGCTTTGCTGTCGAAGGTGCTAAAATTGGCTCAACCCTGCGTATCCGTCTTCCAGACCGTGCGCTTGTAACTGACGGCGCAGCCCTTCAGGTACAGGATGACAACGAGCAGTTCACAACGCTTGCTGTTTCCACCCAGAAGCACAT